CACTCACCTTGCGACCGAGCGCGTAGGCCACCTTGTCGGCATAGCGTTGGTTCAGGTCAATCTCGCTGGTCGAGCGTTCGACGTCGGTGATGGCGTAGCCCGCGTAGGCGTGCTTGTTGATCTTCACGCTCACATCGACCTGTGCCTGGTCATCCGGGACGTAACCCGTGGCAGCAACGAAGTCTTTGGCCACGGTGGGAGTGACGATGTGGGTGACGATGTCCTGGTTGAACTTCACGCTCGCCGAGGAAAAGTCGGTGGCGATTTGTCCGAGGAGCGGGAACTTCGCCTGGAGCGTGTTGAGCGCGGCTTGGGCGATGATGGCGGAATTAACCGTTGCGTGTGAGTTGGCCATGGCGGGTTAGCGGGTGAAGTGTTTGGCGAGGTGTTGTTGGTAGAAGGCGGCGGCTTCCTCGGGCTGTTTGGCGGTGACGAGGCGGTCGTATTGGGCGACGAGTTCCTGGAGGGAGTTCGCTTGAGGGGCTTGCTGGTGGTCGCCGGCCGGGGTGATGCGGGCTGGCAGCGTGGTGCCGGTGGAGGCGACGACGCGGGCGACTTCGAGTTGCAGCTTCCGGTCAAAGTCGGCCTGCGATGCCTGAAGCTCGGTGATCCTGGTTTGCAGCGTGGTGACCTGCTCGTTGGCCGAATCGCGCTCGCCAGTGAGTGTGTCGAGCTGGGCGGAAAGCAGTTCCACTTCGCCGCGCAGCGAATCCACATTGGCGGAGGCTTCGTTGAGAAGTTCGGTCTGGGCTTGGTGATCCCGCGTGAGGTCATCGACCTGGGTGCGGGCTTCCAGTAGTTGGTCTTCAAGTGCGGTAGTCATCGCCCGTGCCCCCGTGTCAACCGATGCGTGATAGACCCGCAGACGGCGCATGGCTTCGGCACGATCCGGGACCATGCCCGCGAGGTTGTAGCGCTGGGCTTGCCAACCACTGAAAGTCTGGCCTTCCATCGCCTCGGCTGGGATCGCACGTCCCTTGGCCAGCACCGCCGCATGGAACTCCCCGGCGATTTCCGCTAGGTTCGAGTTGATGAGTTCGCGCTGGTCGTTGGTGAGCGGGGTGCCTGGTGCGCCCATCGCCTTGTATTTGCCGACGGAGAAAACCTCGACCTTGATGCCCGCCTTATCGAGCGCGGCGGATTCGTCGATCACGGCTTGCACCACGCCGATAGATCCAACTTTGGTGGATGGGGTGGCGTAGATGGCGCGGGCTTGGCTGGCGATCCAGTAGGCGGCGGATGCCATCAGGCCCGAAGAGAACGCATAGACCGGCTTTTGGGCGTCTAACGATGCGACGGCTGCCGCCAGTTCCGGAGTTCCGGCCACGGTGCCGCCCGGGGAGTCGATGTTGAGAAACACCGCCTTGATGTCGTCACGCTGACCTGCCTCGCTAACGGCTGCTCCAATTTCTTCGGAGTCGGTCGCGCCCATGATGACGCGGGCCATCAATCCTGGTTTGCGGAGAATCGGACCTTCGATGGAGATCGTGGCGATGCCGTCCTCGACGCTGAGAAGTGGATTGGACGTGTCCGGCTGCGGCAATGCGCCACCACGATACGAACGTGATGCCGCTGCCATTGAGCGCAGCGCCTCTGGCTGGATCAGCCATTCACTGTTTTGGAGGATGTCCGGATTCACGCCCCGGCAGCGGTGTCAACGGAGAGCCTGCGGGTTTCCACAGCATCTCGACCGGCACGCCGTGTTTCGCCGCCGTCTCCAAGATGAGCTTCGCATCGCTGGCACGGCGCTCGATTTCCTCGCCGAAATCCGCCCCCAACTCGGCGTAGTGGTCACTGAGCGTTTTCAGTCCCATCTCCACATCAGCTCGGTTCTGTTGAGCCTCGCGGCCGGCATCTGTTGTTACGCGCCGTGGAACCACGGATGAAATCTTCCACCAGCCCTCAATAGGTTGGAGAAGACCGCGTGAAATCGCGTCGCCAATCACGTAGGTCCACACTGGCTTGATGAGTCGGCGTTCCAGGATCATCTGGCGAAACGAGAACCGCCGGTCAGCCTTGGCCACGATCAGACGCACGCCCGCGCCACCGATCTTGCTGGAATCTGCCGCGAACTCGAACGGGATCACACCGAGGGCCGCATCACGCCGTAGGTGCTCCAAGAAGCCGGTGAAGGTGGGAGACGGGCGGTTGGACTGGAAGCTCTCGATGGATTCGTCGGGTTTGAGCGCCACCAGCTTGCCGCCCACGATCTTCTGGAGCGTGATTGGATCACTTGGATCATTGCCACCTGCTGCGCCCCCGACAACGAAGTCGCCATTGTCGTCGATTTCACCCCGGGCGGTTTTGAGCACGCGGGAAATATCGGCGTTGTCCTTCACCGCGTGCTTTTCCAGCGCGAGGAGTTCGATCTCGTCGAGGACGTGGTTGATCGAATGTTGGATCGTTGGGTGCGAACGAACGCCGCCCGCCCATTCCGGTTCGTGGATGTGGAGCACCGAGGCGGATGGCAGGTCGCGGGATTTTCCGCTGTCCTCCAGGGCACGATAGAAGATCGGTGCGCCCCAGGCATCGAGGCCCACGCCGTCGATGGTTTCCTGTTTGCCGTATTCGTCGCCGATGCGGTGGGACTCGATCAACTGGATGCGTGGTTCCCCTTCGCCGTCACGGGTCTTGTGGATGAAGTATTCGCCGTCGATGTCCATGCCCCGGCAGACGAGTGCCTGGCATTCCTCGAACGAAAACCGGCGCGTCACCTCGCAACGGGCGGACCACAGGGAGAAGTATTCCTCGGCGGCACGGTTCCATGCGGGATCGCCGGATTGCGCCTGGACGCGGATGCCGTCGCCGGTCGAATAGATCGCCATGTTGGCGACAAGCTCCCGCACAAATCCGCTGTTCTTGTGAAGATAGCGTGCCTTGCGGACCAGTTCGGTGCGCACCGAGGAAGTGAGTTCGTTGCGGGCGTCGGTCGGTGATGCACCAGGGACCGTTCCACGGCGGGGCGACCAGTTGGCGGCTTCGAATGGAGATCCCCACGCTTTCGGGACGAGAACTGGCGGCAGCCAACGCATGGCGATCTGTTTGAGGCTGGTCATTTCGCGAGGTAGCCGGAGATGAAGGACGCGGCGGCGATGCGGGGGCTGCCGTAGGTGGCCGGGTCGAGAACCCGGAGCGCGTGGGCGCATTCCTCAAGCACCTGATCGACGGCCATGGTGAACTGCTTGGCGACCGAGGTGTCGGCGTCGTTCCAGTTCATGATGGTCTTGCCCTCAAGGAGCAGTTCCTTCGCTCGCTGCTGGATGGCGAGCACTTCTGAAATTGTGAATCCGGTGATGAAGAGTCCGCGAGCCATGCACGGCGGCGGGTGTCAACGGATCACCGACCGCGCCATGTGGCGTTGTTGCCCCGCGTGTCGATGTGGACAAAGCCGGAGGATGGATAGAGGCCGAGACCTCCGGTGAATCTCCCAGCCTTCCGCCACTCCATCAAGCGGTCATAGACCCGTTGCGGACTCACGCCGTCGAAGGCGATGTCGAGCGCCCTGAATGCCATGTGCTGGCTGAGGCCGACCCCACCCACGGTCCTGTTGTAATCGGGGGAGCGGTAGGAACTGAGAATCCGGCAGGGTTTGCCGAACGAGTCGCGGAGTTCATCGACGATCCGCAAGGTTGGCACGATGTTCTTCCAGAGCGATTTCGCAGGGGTGCTGTTCTTCACGCCTTTTCGCTGCGCCACGAAGTAGGATTCGAACTCGCTGGCACCGAAGTGACGAAATCCCTGGGATTCGAACCAGGCGGCGAAGGCGGTGTTTGAAGCGCTCATGATGCATCTTCCGGGGTGTCAACGGCCGGTTCTCCCACCGACTCGCGCCCGACGATCTTGAGCATGGTGGCGGCTGCGATCTGCATGGACTCGCAGTCGAAAAGGTGATTCGCCCGTGATCCGATCCGCTCCCACATCCACTTGCCGCCTTTCTTGATCCGGCGTTCGCTTTCCATCTGGGCGAGATAGTCCTCGTCGATGTCGTCAGGCACCTCCCACACCGGGCCGTCGTCCGGGTTTTGGTTCCGGCGGAGACGGGCGAGCGTGTCCTTGATATTGAGGTTGGACCAGTAGAACACCGAGCAGTTTTGCCCACGGCCGAGAACCACCTTGCGACGCGGTGAATAGAAGCGCTCGATGGATTTCCGGCCCTTCGTCTTGTGGGTGAACGTCGCCCGCTTGTCGCCCATCAGGGCCGTCCATCCGTGAGCTGCGCATTCTCGATAGACGTCGTAGGTCGCGTAGCCCGCGTCGATGAAGACGAGGTTGGGATGAATGCCGAAACGCTCCTGGACGGACTCGACATCGGTGAACGTGAGCACGCGTTCGTTCCAAATCAGGCGGCTTGATCCATCTTCGGCCCATGCGCGGACGACGAGGAACAAGTGGTCGAGCTGGCAGTCCACCGTGAGGATGCGCAGCGGGCAGGCGCATGGTTGACCGGCAGAAACGAGCCGACCTTGAGCATCCACGCCCGCCTCGCCGTCCCATGTCTCGCCTTTGAGATAGCCACCGGGAACGATGTCCAGGCGGTAGTCCTCCAGATACTCGCGCCAGGCGAGCGCCAGACGTTTTTGGTAGAACTGCTGGATCAGGCTCACGTCGCCTTTGCGTGCGGCGGTCTTGGCGCGGAGATAGAGTTCGGCCAGGCGGCCCCAGCTCATTGCGCAGAGGGCGTTCCAGTGGAATCCGGCGTTTTCCTTCGGCGCGTTCGGATTGGTGGTGACGTAGCGGCCGGTGAGGTTGAGTTCCCGACGGATGCGGTCGGTGTCATCGAAGTAGTGGTTGCACGAGACGCAGTGCATCGTGGTGGTGTCGCGGACTTTTTGAAAATCCCACTCGCCGGATTCGTCGCGGGCGTCCTTGCTCCATTCGATTTGTTCCCACTTGAACGGTTGGCGGTGATGGCAATGCGGGCAGGCGAACGTCCACTCGCGCATGTTGGTCGTTTCAAACTTGCGGTGGGTGTCGTCGTCCTCCTCGCCGCCCTGACTCATGAACAGGCACTTGCCGAGCCAACCGAACGCGGTGACGCGCGCTTCCGCCTCCGCCATGTGACCATTTTTGTATCTCCATGTCTCATCACAGACCAACCAGCGAATCGACCGCCTTTGAAGGTTGGTCTTATTGTTGGCTCCCAGCACCCACAGTGTCATGCCATTGGCGAAGTGGATCGTCGTGTTGCGCCGCTTGTGCCGGTTCGCGGGATAGAGCGCCTTCACAGGATCGCATTCGTCGAAGAGCTTTTGGAGGCGGCTTTCGCTTTGGTCTTTCGCGTCGTCGTCGGTCTGGTCGAGCCACAGTGTCGGGCCGGGATGGTTGGCGATGATGTGGGCGAGGCCGAGTTCACCGACGCTGGTTTTCCCGCTCTGGATCGCGGCGATGATGCTCACGATGCGGATCTTGGGATCGACCAGAGCTTCCATCGGCTCCCGCATCCACGGCGAGTTGGCCGAGCGGAAACGTCCGGGAATCGGCGAGTAGGGGATCGAGGTGATGTGTTCCTCACACCACTCCCAGGGGGGGCGGCGGTCAGGAGGTCGCCATGCATTGCGCCATATGCGGGTGAGTTTTTCGGACGCTGTCATAAAAGAAGTCGAAGTTGAGGCTCGGTGATTTTAGCCCCCTTTCGCAGGTTTGCTTTGGCCCACATCGGACGCATGTTGCTGAAATGGAAGCATTGGCGGACCTGAGACTCATTGGTCAGATCAAAAGCGCTGCATGGGATGATGTGATCGATGTGCCACGCCCTGCCGTAATTCTTCATGCTCATGCCCGGTTTGAATTGAGCCTTGATGTATTCGATGAATATCTTGAACTGGCATCCGATAAGTCGTTCGGAGCGATCTGGTTTAGTTAGCCCTTTGAGCAATTTCGCGATTCTTCGACGAAGTGCCGAAGCCACCCTATTTGATGGGTTTGAAGCTCTTCTCCTGCTCTCCTCACGTTTGCGGTCTCGAATCCGATCTCTATTATTTCGGTGCCAGCGACTGTTTTGTGCTGAAATCTCTCTCCTGTTTCGTTTCCTGTAGTCGTTGATGGAGTCGATCTTGCGGATGAAGTATTCCTGCTTCTGCT